ATATTATTTTATATATTTATATATAAAATAATATTATGGCAGTTGCAAGAAGTAAGCATTCAATGCAAGTTCGTATACGATATACAGGTCGATTAGTTGATGTGCTAGATCGAATTCGAGCAATACGATTAGTATTAATGGTTCATATAGAAAAAGATTTAGGTAAAGAGCATGAATTGGTAACAATTAAAATAATGACACAATATCCAGCACGACAAACATTCTTTGCTATACGTAAAATGTGTATAGGAAGAATTGAAACTCTTAAAGATATGACTCTATTAGAAAGCACTCTTACTAAATTATTCTAATATACTTGATATTTATATTAAAATAAGGTTTATCAATGGATTATAGCGAAAATAAACCAATATGGCCCGGCAGTTCATCATTTACTGTTGGTAACACTCCATTTGGATTTTTTGATTCAGATACAGTATTCCAGGAACATGCAGATAAGTTTGCAAAATATGCAGCACAACATGTTGGATATCCAGTAATGGATGTTGAATTGCAAGATATAAATTTTTATACTGCATTCGAGGCTGCTATAATAGAATATTCAAATCAAGTTAATCAAGTTAATATAGTTAATAACTTAGTAAACACTATTGGAATCGAAACAGGTTCTAGTTTTATGAATGAAAACGGATTTACAAACACAGTTGTAGGAAATTCGTTTGGTTATATAACTAAATTATCAAAAGCATATGGAACAGAAGGAGAATCTGGGGGTTATACAAAATGGCATACTGCATCTATAGAAATGGTTGTAGGACAACAAACATATAGTATTAGAGATGCAGTAGAAACATCATTAGGAATAACATTAGCAGATACAAATGGTATTGAGGTTAGAAGAGTAATACATAACGCCCCTCCTGCACTTATTCGTTATTTTGATCCTTTTGTTGGAACAGGCCTAGGTTCTCAACAATTATTAGACGCATTTGATTTTGGTGGATTTTCGCCATCTGTTAATTTTATGATGATGCCATTACATGCAGATTTATTAAGAATACAAACTATAGAGTTTAATGATCGTATAAGAAAATCACATTACTCATTTGATATTCATGGAGATAATATAAGAATATATCCAGTACCAACAAAATCTGGATCTAATTTAGAACCATTTTTTGAAAATGTATGGTTTGAATTTATGTTTGAACAAGAAAAAATTAATGATGCTGTTCTATTTGGTAATACAGCATTAACAACAGGAGCAATATCAGACGCATCAAATATCCCATATACATATCAAAAATATAACACAATTAATGATATGGGTCGAGCATGGATTATTAGATATGGTTCTGCTATAGCAAAAGAAATGTTAGGATATATTAGAAGTAAATATTCATCAGTACCTATTCCTAATGGTGAAGTAACACTTAATGGCAGTGATCTTGTTTCACAAGGTCAAAGTGAAAAAGAAGCATTGATAACACAACTTCGCGAATTTTTAGAAAAAATGACTAAAGAACAAATGTTAACAAGACAAAACACAGAAGCAACACAAATCAACGAAATGATGGCTAAAATACCACTTCGTTTATATGTTGGATAAGGATAATATATTATGGCACTATTTGGAGGTAAACGAGATGCAAGATTTATAGCAGCCATAAATGCCGAACTGATTAATTCTGTAATTGATACTGAAATTGAATTTTATAAACTTATAGTAGAACAAAGTAATTCAAATATATATGGAGAGGCTGAAAATAAATCATATTATAATTCTATATTAATTCCATGTGTTGTAACAAAAGATGACAAAAATGGTGTAATGGATGATTATGGTCACAGTTATACGAGAACATCTACATTTTCAATATCTAGAGATTTATTAGAAAAAGCAAAATTTTATCCAGAAGTTGGAGATATTGTATTTTGGGATAATGAATACTATGAATTAGATAACGTTGACGCAAATCAGTATTTTGCAGGAAAAAATCCTGATACCTGGCCTAATGGATCTGAACATGGATATAGTGTGTCTGTAATATGTAATGCACATGTAACAAGACAAACACCTCAAGGTATATTAGATATCAGAAACGGTGGAGATACTAAATCTCCTGCATATGAAGGATTTTAATGGCTAGATTAAATCGAAATAATATAGACAGAAAAACTAATAAACCTAATCCAAAAAACACAGAAAGTTTATTAAATGATCAAATATTAAATCGAGCTGATCAAACTCGCCGAGATGATGATGTAATTCGAACTCCAAAAAAAACATTATATGATATTGATTATGCAATGAAGTGGTACATTGAAAATGAAATACAACCACAAGTAACTGCAAATAAAAATTTAATATCAGTACCTGTAATATTTTCTAGCGGCGAAAAATGGGATAACGTTAGACGATTAGGATATATACGTGATGAAAAAGGAATGTTACAATCTCCGCTAATCATGATAAAAAGAAATTCAGCAACTGAGCGAGATATGCATCTAGATGTAAATCGTCAACAAACTGGAAATAAACTTATATATCGATCTAAATATAATGAACGTAATAGATATGAAGATGAATTATTTCCTATACCAGTAAATAAAAAAGCAAATTCAAAAAAAATATATGTTGTAGATATTCCAAAATATGTTGATGTAGAATATGACTTGATGATGTGGTGTGATTTTACAACACAATTAAATGACGTAATAGATCAAATTTTAACATATAGTAGATTTGCTTGGGGAAATGAAGGAAATAAATTTACATCTATTTTAGGAGCTATAAGTTTTGAAACAGTAAATACGGTAGGAGAAGATAGATTAGTAAGAGCCACTATTCCATTAACGGTTAAAGGAACATTATTATCAGAACAAGAAACAAGACTTGAAACAGTTAAAAAAATGTATTCTATAAAAAAAGTTTCATATGATACTAAATTAAATGATGAAACTACAACACCATCTATTTCTGGTAGTGTTAATAGTCAAGATGTTTATGAAGAATAAATTTTGGTATTTAATATTTTTTATATATATTATATATTATATACATAAATTCAATTATTAATGAAACAAAAATTAGATAAGTCTCATATAGAATCTATACGAGAATTAAGACAAAATTTTGCAAATAACGCAAACGCAGTTGGAAATGTAACTATAGAGCGTGAATTTTTAAAAGAGCAATTAGAACAAATAGAACATGAATCTAAAAAATATTTGCAAGAATTCAAAGACCTAAAACAACAAGAAGAGGCATTATTTGCTGAATTAAAAAAACGTTATGGCGACGGCCAAATTAATATAGAAGAAGGAACATTTGATCCTTTGTGATTTTACGTATGTTATAACATATTTATAAATAAAGAATATATATAGGAGTATAATAATGGCAGAAAGAATTGTTTCGCCTGGAGTATTTACTAATGAAGTAGATCAATCATTTCTAGCACCAGGAGTTGCACAAATAGGTGCAGCAGTAGTAGGTCCCACAGTAAAAGGACCAGCATTAATACCTACACAAATAAGATCATTTGGAGAATATGAATCAATATTTGGACCACATTCCAGAGATTCGTATCTTCCTATGCTAGTTAATGAATATTTAAGAAATGGCGGAAATGTAATCACGGTAACACGTTTATTATACGAAGATGGATATACGTTAACCAATGGTGCGTTAGCAGTAATTGCATATAGTGGAAGTTCCACCGTGAGTGGAAGTACTGCAGCTACATCAGCATCCCATGGTATTAGCGGCGGTCTTGCATATCCTGTAGTTACTCATGTATTACATCCTACACAACCAGTAACCACTGATGGTTTTGAAGATAGTTTAATATTTTTAGATTCAACTTCTGGAAGTTTTTCGTTACACTATTCAGGATCTTTAGTTGCTCCTTCAGATTCAGCAATCAATTTTGACGGATCATTTTTAGTAGCAGAAAATGTTGGTATATCGGCATCAATTGATGATGCTAGTAACAAATATATTACAAAAGTACTTGGTAGATCTCCAAAATCGGTAGACTATCCTCTATATGTTCAATATGAAGATAAAGAAGCTTTTGGAAATAGAATTGTAAGCACTGCTGATACTATAGTTGAATTAATACCAATTCCAACATATGCAGTTGCAACAGATTTTAGTGTTGCAGCAACTCCATATATTACATCACAAAAAATTGGATCTACTACTAAAAACTTGATTAAATTTCATACTTTATCTCATGGTACATCTGTAAATCATGAAGTTAAAATTGGAATTGAAAATGTTAAAATAGCAGCAGAAGTTGCAGATCTAAATGGGTATGGAACATTTGATGTTGTTGTTAGAAGAGTAAATAATAGAAATATTCCTAATTCACCTTATGGTCAAATAGATGACACTGATTCTGTACCAGTAACATTAGAAGCATTTCGTAATCTTAATTTAGATCCTACTTCAGTTAGATATATCTCTAGAGTTATTGGAGATAGATTTCAAACAATAACTGATGCAGGCGATCTTCTTGTAAATGGCGATTATCCAAATTTATCTAAATTTATAAGAGTTTCTGTTGATGCTGGGGTTTCTGAAGGAACTAATGATAAAACATTAATACCATTTGGATTTAGAGCTCCACAGTCACCAATACCTAATGTATCACCAAGTGGTAGTGGTGCAAGTGAATTTGCAAATTTTGCATCTGCTTCATATGTAACATCACAAACACCATCAGGTGGAAGTCATGACTCTGTGAATTTTCATGGATATGATTTTACTAATTTAAATAATTTAAATTACTTATCTCCTATTCCATCAACTGGAAACACAACAGCAAGTAATGCTGATTTTTATTTAGGGGACGTTACACAAGACACCGCAGCCAATTTTCCATCATTAACTAGTCCTTATACAGGATCTTTACAAAGTTCATTAACTGGTGCAACATTTACAACTAAAGTTGCAACTGCAACAAGAAAATTCATAGTTCCGTTGCAAGGTGGGTTTGATGGTGCTAAACCAAATCTAAAAAAATATTCTGGTACTAATATAACAGCCGCAAACACATTTGGTCATGATTGTAGTTCTGCTACAGCAACAGGTACTAAAGCATATAATAAAGCATTTACATTATTAGAGAATACAGATTTTTATGATATTAACATGTTGTTAACACCAGGTATTATTGATAGTCTGCATTCATCAGTAACTACAAAAGCAAGAAATTTAGTAGAAGCTAGACAAGACACATTTTATGTAATGGATACAAATGCATTAACAGATAGTATATCTACAGTTGAAGCACAAGTAACTACATTGGATAATAATTATACAGCAGCTTATTGGCCATGGTTAAAAATAACTAATCCAGATGGGAATTTTCCACAATGGGTACCGCCATCGGTAATAGTTCCAGGAGCGTTAGCATTTAATGATGCAATAGCAGCACCTTGGTATGCACCAGCTGGGTTGAATCGTGGAGCATTAACTAGCGTATCGAATACATATATAACTCTTAAACAAAAACAAAGAGATACCTTGTATGAAGCACGTGTTAATCCTATTGCCAACTTCCCTAACGATGGTATTTGCATTTGGGGTCAAAAGACACTACAAGCAAGACCAAGTGCATTAGATCGTGTCAATGTACGTCGTTTATTGATTACGGTTAAGAAGTTTATTGCATCATCTACTAAGTTTTTAGTATTCGAACAAAATACTGCAGCAACAAGAAATGCATTTTTATCAATTGTTAATCCATATCTAGAACAAGTAAAACGAGATCAAGGATTATCTGCATTCCGTGTAGTAATGGATTCTACTAATAATACTCCAGCAACTATAGATCAAAATATTTTATACGGACAATTATTTTTACAACCAACACGAACTGCAGAGTTCATAATTTTAGACTTTAATATACAAGCTACTGGTGCAAGTTTTCCAGAATAGTAAGTAATTTTTTATAATGTTTATATTTATTAAAAAAAGGACATATAATGGCATTAGAAGATCAAGTTAATGGTAATTTGACAGATTTTGGAACTGAGATTGAATTTTGGGAGAAAGCGTATGCTTGGGAACCAAAAAAGCAGAATCAGTTTATTATGTCAATATCAGGTATTCCGGCATATTTAATAAAAACATCAGATAAACCAACTTTAGCTAATGGTGAAATTGCATTAGATCATATTAACGTTAAACGTTACGTTAAAGGTAAATCAGAATGGCAATCAATTAATGTAACATTGTATGATGCTATAGCACCACAAGGTGCTGCAGATGTAATGAATTGGGTACGTGATCATCATGAATCGGCAACAGGAAGAGATGGCTATTCTACATTTTACAAGAAAAATATTAAATTACAACAACTATCACCATTAGGTGAAATTATTGAAGAATGGGAATTAAAAGGAACATTTATTACAGAAGCAAATTTTGGTAGTTTAGATTGGGGTAGTGCAGAAGCTGTTGAAATTTCATTGACATTAAGATTTGATTACGCAATTAAACAATTTTAAAATTAAATAAAAATATATTAATATAATGGGAGAATAAATCTCCCATTTTTTGTATCTAATATATTTATAATAAAGTTATACGGAGTACATAATGAGTAGAATGACCGATCGACTTGGTTCAAAAGACATAGTAACTAAAGCTCGAAAACAATATGAAAATGATCAATTTTCAAAATTACCAACAGTAGCAGTATCATTACCAAGTGAAGGAAAAACATATCCAAAATCTCATCCGTTACGAGAAGGGTATGTAGAAATGCGATATCCAACAGCATATCACGAAGATATTTTAACTAATACATCATATATTAAACAGGGTATTGTTTTAGACAGATTATTAGAATCTTTATGTGCAACGGATATAAATATGGATGAATTATTAGTAGCTGATAAAGAAAAAATGATATTATCTGCAAGAATATTAGCATATGGACATGAATATCCAGTAACAGTAACAGATCCTAAAACAAAAAAATCAATACAACGTGTTATAGATCTAAATACTATTTCTATTACCAATATAAATCTAGATTCAGATGATAACGGCGAATTTGATTATAAATCAACTGATTTTTCTTTAAAATTTACATTTCCAACATCAGGTATATTATCTAATATTCGAGAAGAATCTACTATTTCAGATTTACTTAAAAATTTAATTTGTGAAGTAGATGGTCATCGAGATCAAGCAGTTATAGATGATTTTATCAAATATAAATTACTAGCTAATGAAGCAAAAAAATTTAGAAAATATATAGAAAAACATGTTCCATTAATGGATAAATCAGCAGAGTTTAAAGGTGAGGATGGGAGCACCTTTTCTGCCGGGTTTCAAATTAGCTACGACTTTTTTTGGACTTAAACCTAACGATCGAATAAGATTACATGATAATTTATTTGAATTATTATGGCATGGTGAAGGTAGATGGGACTGGGATACTATATACACCATGCCAATATTTCTTCGTGTTTATTTAGTTAAAAAACTAAATTCAAAATTAAATCCTCCATCAAAATCAAAAACATCTGAAAATATTTCTAAAAACAATGTGCAAAGGCCCCCACGACCTACTACAAAATATAAACGATAAATATTTATATATGTAATGCATAATCATAAACTTATATTAAAATTAAAAAAATTACCTAGATCCGGTAGATCAGCATCCGAAGATCTAGAAAATTTTAAAAATGCAATGGGTGGATTGCTTGACCAACAAAATGCATTAGTTTTAGGTACTCAGCTAATAACTGATGAAAACTTAAAACTATTAGATTCATTTGAAAAAGTAGCATCACCAATGATGCAGCTAGAAATGCGTAGTGCTGCATTACAAAAAGAATTTGGTTTAAATATTAAACAAGCTGGAGATTTAGGCTATGAATTAGACAATATGTCTAAAGAATTTGGTACCGGTGGCCGTAATATGCGTAAATATGCAGCAAATCTTAAAAATATTACTGGTAATTTCACAACTGCAAAAACCATAATTACCGATACCGGTAAAAGTATGTTATATACTCAGCGTATGATTACTGCTAAATTAGGTTTAACAACAAAAGCAGCTCAAGAATTTGAATTTTATTCATCTACCATTGCAGATAAAAGTGCAGATCAAATAGTATCAACGGCTGCAATTGCAAATGAAATAGAATCAATAACAGGTCAACAAGGATTATTCAAAGAAATAGTTGGCGATATTGGAAATTTAACCGCAGATCTACAGATACAATTTGGTCGTATCCCAGGACAATTAGAATTAGGTTTAGTAAAAGCCAAAGCATTAGGTTTAACAATGCAAAATCTTAATAATGCTGGTAAAAATTTATTAAATATAGAATCATCCATTGGCCAAGAATTGGAATATCAATTATTAAGTGGTAAACGATTAGTAGATCAAGACGGAAAAAGTTTAACTAACAAATATCGTATTGCAACTTTGTCAGGAAAGGCATCAGATCAAGCAGATGTATTAAATGACATACTAGAAAGTGAAGGCGACACATTAAAAAATAATTTATTTGCACGGCAACAAATGAGTCAGCTTTTAGGAATGGATGAAGCTGCATTGTCTAGAGCATTACAGAAAAAATCTATATTAGAAGATTTACCAGGTGGCGATGCGTTATTTGATAAAACTGGAGATGATCTAATTACAGCTGCAAAAGCAATGGGTGCAACAAAAGAGCAATTAGATGAGTTACAAGACACTGAAGAAAAAAGACAAACACCAGCCATATTAGAAGATATAAAAGATCAGCAGACTACAAAAGGTATATTAACTATACCTAAATCAGAATCAGATGCATCAAAAATATCAGATAATTTAATAGCTGGAATGACAAGTTTAACTGAAACATTACCAGAAGTTAATAATATGCTAGCAATTGGTGCAGGAACTATTAAAACAACATTTGATTTAGCTGCAGCAGCCTCAACAGCTGTTACTCGAATGGAGAAAATAGCATCGCTGGACAGCGAATTTATACAAAAACTTAGTGGTGTAATCGGAGCTACAGATGCAGCAGTTGGCGTTTCTACAACTGGCGAAGTTACTGTAAATGAAGCAATGGAAGATTTTATTTTTTCTAAAGGACAAATTACACCATTTCATTCGGGAGATCAATTAGTAGGTGGCAAAGATGGAGGACCAATAGTTGATGCATTATCAACTGGTGGCGGAACAATTGATTCTCAAAAAATAGCAGATGCAATTTATAATGCATTAATTAAAAAAGGAACAATTCAAGTCAATACAGATCCATTGTTTAGTGGCCAAGCAGGAAACAACGGAGCATTTGCATAAATAAAGGAAAACATGGCTCAACAAAACATAATTAACATAGGACCGTCACCATCTCTTCCTGTTAGTACTGGAGTTAATCCTACGTCTGTATTTGGAATTGGGGGTACTATACCTATAACAAGTTCACCAGTTTTTTCATTATCATCTACACAACCAGATCCATATAATGTTAGTATAACAACCACAAACATGACTCAGGAGAGTGCAGAAGAAAAATTAAAAAAACAGGCAGGTCGAGCAGCTGCATCTTTTTTACAAATACCATCTGTTATTTCAAATCCGTTATTAAATACAATTGGTTCTGGAAATGACGCAATATACAGACAATATACGTCATTACCAATAGCGTCATTAAATAAAATACCAGGAATAGAAATTCAAGATTTTAGAAGCAGAATTTCACCAATTATAAATTTACCAGCAAATATAGATGATATTAACGACATTACATATGATTATGAAAATGCAAATTCATATTTAAATCAACGTCTTGATGGGGCATCGGCAGCTTTACGTGGCAGTGGCAGAGCATCATTATATGCAGCTGCAACTATAGCACCAGGCGGAGCTTATACAGTTTTTAACAGAAATGCACCAGGTAAACTTGGTTATGGAATGGGAGATCCTGGCGA